CCACATAGAATTGAAATAGCTTTCGTCGTACTGGACAAGTGATGTTTCCCATGTGCTGTTGCCGAAGATGGCGGAAAGGTATGCGCCTTCTGCGTTTGCGAGGTGACAGTAAAGCTGTATCTGCGGCATGTAGTAGGAGATTATCTTCTCCATGTTGTTGTATGCGTTGGTGTGCTTGGCTTCGAAGATTCTTTTTCCCTCGCACTTCCCGTCGATTGTGCCCTTGGCCGGAACCCCGTCGATTGTTTTTTGCAGGACCAGTTGTCTGTCAGTTACTTCTATTGCGGTATGTTTCTCGAACCAGTTGACGTTGAAACCTTCTGTATGGATTCCAAGCTGAACGGCAATGTTGTCGCTCAAGTCTTCTGGTTGCTGGCGCTCTGTCTTGACTTGCCATAGATCATACCAGTTTCCCTGCATGATCTTTACGCAGTCGCTTCCGCCTATGAAGCCGACTCTTTCCATGGTGTTCTCCTTAGAATGGTTGGTTGTTTTCTTCATTGTGCTGCTTATACGCAGCGATGTCAAGCTCGGATACAAGTTTTGTTCCAAGCAATGCTTTGAGAAGTTCTCCTTTCAGATAAGATTCACCCACTGGTTCTCGTGCTTTGATTCTTTTCGCTGCGATTGCTAGTGGGTCTAGCTTGTGCAGAGAAGTATTGACTTGGTCTGGTTCCAGCCGCTTGATTACTTCTGCCGCTGCTGTTGAGAAGTCTTTTGCGATTGGGATGGTTCGTGTTCGCGATGTCTTGACCAACAGCTTCTGCGTTTCCGTCAGAATGTACTTCAATCTTTTGATGTCTTTTACTGGCGGGATGCAGCTGTTCAGTATTTCTATGCAGTCAGATGCCATCACCTTCGGGTCCACTCCAGACGGCACAGTGAAGCGCGTTGCAATGTCAGACTTGAACCAGTCCTTGATGATTGCGATGCGTTGTTCATAGTTCATTCAAGTCTCCCCATCCTGATGTTGTTATCTCGTCAAGCCAGCCCTCGCCTGAGAGCCACGTAGAGGGGTGTCTTATGAACTTGGGGTCCACCCCTACCTGACTATCGACATAAGCCTGTAGCCCCGCTCTCAGCTCTTCCCACGTAGCCTTCTTGATTGCAGAGGCGAATGCTTTTCTGGCTTGGCCTTTGCCAACACGCTTCGGGTAGAGCGCCCAGAAATCTTCGAACAGAGAGTTAGTAATAGTATCTATGTTCTCTGGTAGGTTCTTACTTATAGGTTCGTGGGTCACTGTGACCCTACCCCCTAGGTCACTGTGACCTAACCCATGGGTCACTGTGGCCGTACCCCCTAGGTCAGTGTGGCCTATGGTGTAGAGCGTAGACTGCTTGTCGCGTTGGGTTCTTGTGATAAGCCCGCTGTCTTCCAGATAGGCCAGCTTTCTCATCACAGTTCTCGGGCTCATCTCTGTGTCTTCAGAGATTCGGGCAAGGCTTGGCCAGCATTGCCCTGTGTCTTTGTCTGCTCGGTCTGCAAGAACGGCAAGAACGAGCTTCGCCAAGGGGTCATTAACCTTTACCCTCATGGCCCAAGCCATATGTTGAAAGGACATTACGCCCTCTTCATTGGTCTTAGGCGAAAGAATCCTTTGTGTTCAGGGTGTTCGGCCATAAACTTTCTGGCGTACAGTGCAATGAAATCATTGCTGATCTTGAAGTCGTCGCCTTTTGTTACGATAGATGTTTCCCATCTGATCCTGTTCACAATCATCCAAGCAGACAGATGCTTGTGCCCTGCTCTCATTGCTTGGAGTGTGAACTTTATGAACAGGTCGTACACTTCGGGATTCTTTTGATCCCACTCATTGAATTTATTTAGAAGGCTTACTTCCATTGTTGTTCTCCGTTAGTTTTTGGAATGTTGCGCTGTCCATTACGACAACGATCTTCGGTTCTCCTTGCTTTCTTTTGAAGAAAGCTATGTCCCTTCCTTCAAGGACTGAGAACGGTGAAGGGAAGTTGCTCTTGTCTCGGTACTTGACTTCACCGATCAATTCCATTCCGAAGAGTTCGAGCTTGATGTCCCCAGTATACTCTCCTCCCAAGCTGCCCGAGAGTGGCTGGCGCTTTGCCTTGATCCCAATTTCTTGAAGCCAGCTTGTGACTTTCTTTTCGTGATAGGTTCCTTTGTTCTTATTTTTGTTTGCCATGAATCCTCGTAGTAGCAATCTATACAGATGACCCAATGTCCTTTGCCGCTTTGCTTGAGAATGCAGACGAATAGTTCACTGTTGGATAGACATGCGTCACACTCTGCTGACGTGTGCTTCCATTTCTTTTTCGTTTTCATTCGTCAGCAAGCTTTCGTGCTGTTCGGCGGTTACGCACCAGCAGCGCCATTTCTCTCGTGCGTTCCTTGAGGGCGAGGTAATCTATTGCCATGCTTACCTTGACCGCAGTTCTGTGAGACATTTCAACAACCTCATTGATGTTCCTGTAGTAGGTTGAAGTCGGAATGTCTGCATGCTTGAAGGCTTTTAGCAGAGGCACATTGAATGCCTCTGCCTTTTGTTTGAGTTGCGTCAGATAACTATCCATGCTGCATCTTCGCAGCCCTCTTCATGGATGTCAATCGGATGTACTTCTTCCCATTTGTTTATGGCCCTCAGTACAAACTTTTCCTTGTCGAATCCGGGTGAGATTTTTTCTATCCGGTCTGCCAATTCCAGTACGTCGGATGGCCACCCAAGAAATTCGGACAGGTTATCTGCGATCCATTCGGGTGTCATAGTTCCTCCCAATCTTTGGATTTGATTGCGTTGATTACGTCAAGCTCGCGGTTGCGGCGCGTGACCTCGGGGTTGGAATACCCTTCGGTGTGCGAGGACCAGTAAGTCATGGTGTTGTAGAGAGCCCACTTGTTCTGGCCAAGCTCCCGGTGTTCGCGGCCCCACTGAACCATGAGCTTTTCCAGTTGAGTCTCGTTGACCTTGGACTTTGATGTGATGTGCGACGGAAGCTTTGCTATGGTATTGCCGAGGAATTTCTCAGCAGTCTTTGTATCAATCGCTTCCTTCCGCCACCTGTTCCATAGCTCTGGCTGGTTCATAAAGTTGTCTAGCGCAAGGTTGATCTTCGAAGTGGCTGCCTCAACGCTAAGGCTGGACATGTGCCGCATCTTTGTTCGCGCTGCCGCGTGTGCCGTGGCGCATCCGTTTGTACACCAGAGCCTGAGAGCATCGGCGCTCAACTCAAAGGCCCACGATCCGTCATAGCTGGAGAAGAAACTGATCCGGAATTTTACATAGTCTCCGACCGCAGGTTCAGTGACGAGATCATTAAACAGAATCTCACCTCGCAACTTTGCGCCGCCGTCTGTCACCATTGTCTTGAGGCTGTAGTCCTTCGAGACATTGGATGCTTTGACTGCATCCAGTGTTGACTCGACGATGTCGGAGTACGGCACCAGTTTGTACCTGCTCTTGTGAATGCCGAGAGAGACGCCGTTGTCAATCCGCTCAATGGATTGGTAGCCGTCGATCTCCTCGCCTTTTGAGTTGAAGATGGGGCGGGACTTTACTTCGAAGTCGAAGTCGTCGTGGTTAATGTAGGTCATTTGGATTCTCCCGAGATTAGGTTGGTAAGTTCAGACAGTTGCGCAACGAATGATTCGGCAAATGATTTGGCTGCTGCGCTGGTTGCTTTTGTGCCCAGATGGGAAACCTTTGCGACAGCGGTGGCCATTGCTGCCAGCTCACGCTTTTCTGCGTTGCCTTTATCTTCGAACCATTTCTTTACCGACATCAGTGCCGCTACCTTCGTCTCTTCCCTGAAGACTTCGCTGAAGTATTCTCCGGTAAGCGTGTCGTCTCCAGAGATGAAGCAAGACCAAGTGTCGGTGTTGACCTTGTAGTTTATTTCGAAATTGTAAATGTCGTAGGAATTTTCCTCCAGTTGGGCGAGGAATCTACGCGCGTTTTGTTCTGTAGTGGTCATGGTGTTTGTTCTCCATTTGATTTTCGTTTTCATTCAGTCGTGTACCCCGGCATGGCAGCCGCCGTACACAACAGCAGCCCCGCCCCCCCCCGGCCTTGGTATGGGTGGGGAGGGGGGTCGGGGGGGAGGGGGCCCATGGGGGCCTCCCCCCCGCGTTGCGGCAGGCGCCGGTGGTGCGGCTCTATCGCCCCCGGCTTCCTCCTTAGCTGGCGCTTGCTGTTTTGCGGTGGCCTTGCTG